GGTATTGGAACTACAACAATGCTTACTCAGACTGTTACTACTGGAAACATTATGGAAGTAATTAAAGATGCATCAAACAACAAATTCCTTTATTTGCTACAAGGCTCAGGAACTCAGTTTACTAGAGCCTTAGTTTGGTAATTAATATAAAAATATAGTATATTGTTATACGTAAGCGTTTAATGGTATAATAATTCAGGAGGATTAATAAATGGCATTTCCAGGTACATATAACTTTAATTATTATCGTGGTGACACATTTAACTTTACCATTTCTCCAAAAGATTCTACGGGTACTGTTTTTCCTTTGAGTGGATATACCGCCACATTTACAATTGCTACAGCCAGAGGTACAGGAGCAACACAGTACTCTGGTACAACAGCAGTTAATACTTCAACAAATGTTATTACTTGTACACTACCTGCCAACATTGGAAGAAACCTTGTTGGTGGCTCTACATATGTTTATGATGTTCAAATTGCATCTGGATCTGTTATTTATACACTTTTAACTGGAACTATTTCTTCTACGGATGACATTACTGGAGCAGTATAGTGGCAGACTCAATTGATAATATTGATCTTACAGTTTATGGTGGACCTACAGCAATAGATTTATCTGTAGATTTTGGAACACAAGGAAATCGTGGTTCACGCACCTGGGCGGGTAATGGAGACCCAGCAATTATATTAGCAGGACAAGACATAGCATTATATGACTGGTATGTAAATACTAATACATCTCAAACATACTATAGTTGGTTATATCAATATGTGCTTGAAGTAGGAAACCCTGTTTGGACTCCAGTATTAAAATTAAATCCTGCACAATATTCAACAATTGCTACAACAACATTCACAACTGGATCAACTACAATTACAGTTCCAGTAAAAAATCTAACAACTGTTAATGGTGTTGTATTAAGTAATTTTGTTATTCGTTATAAAATTAAAAATGCAAATCCAGTAGCAGATGCTTTTACAGTAACGCTTACTGGAACGTATCCAAATCAAAATCTTTCAATTGTTATAAATGGAGTATCTTATAATGGCAGTGCTTGGTCACAACTGACTGGCAGTCAAGATGTACATCTATTTATTTCTTATCTAGGGTAAAAGGAGGTGTAACAAATGGCTGAAGTTATTGGTAGTGCTATTACTGGATTAACTAATTTTAATCTTAATACTAAAATGCCTTCTCTTATTGATAATGCAGACATTCAAGAAGCACTTCGTCTTTATCATTATGGCGCACCAACTGGAACTGGTGTTGGACAATATGATCCATCAAATACTAGCGGTGCTGCACTTGTAAATCCTTCTATTGCTCATAGCCTTTATAGTCTTCAAACTCAAATTACTAACGTTTCAGGAAGTCTTGGTGTACAGGCTTCTACTTGGTCTGCTAAAGGTGTTTTAGTATCTGCTACCGCTGCATCTACTGTATCTGCTTTGACTGTTGGAACAAATGGTCAAGTTCTTACTGCTAATTCTGCAACATCAACGGGCCTTCAATGGACTTCGCCTGAAGTAACTCTTGTTAATATTGTTACATTACAAAATAAAACTTTAACATCTCCAATTATTACAACTCCAACTTTAACTCTTTCTACTACTGCATCAACAACAGATGCAAGAATTTATTGGGATACTACAAATAAACTTATTTATGTTGGAAATGGAACAGCCTCTTTAAGTGTAACTCCAGATTCTGTTACTGGTACTTTATCAAATAAAACTTTATCTGCTCCAACCATTACTCAAGGTTATATTACAGACACATTAACTTTTGAAGGTTCTACAGCAGATGCATTTGAAACTACGCTAGGAGTTATTGATCCAACTGCAGATAGAACTATTAATCTTCCAAATGTTGATGGTACCGTTATTACTACTGGAAATCTTACATCAATTACATCTGTAGGAACATTAACATCTCTTGCAGTAACTGGCAATGCAGTAAGTCATATTGGATTTAATACAAACCCTACTGGTGCTTATACACTTATTCTTTCTGATGATGGTAAAGTTGTTGAAATCCCTGCAGCAGGAACAGTAACAGTTCCATCAGATGCTACAACTAATTTTCCAATAGGAACTCAAATAACAATTTTGCAAACAACTTCAGGTCAAGTAATTTTAGCAGGAGCAACATCTCCAAATGCAGTTACAGTCAATGGAACTCCTGGATTAAAACTCCGTGCACAGTGGTCTTCTTGCACACTAATTAAACGTTCTACAAATCTTTGGGTAGCAATGGGAGATCTTACAGCATGACTCCTATAATTCCTGGAATTATTGCTTCATCAGATGGAAGAAAACCAGATACTCCTACAATAGGAACAGCAACTGCTGGTGTTCAATCTGCATCTGTTGTTTTTACACCACCAACATATTTAGGAAAACCAAACGATAATAATATTTATACTGCAACATCTAATCCAGGAGCAATTACAGCAACAGGTACAACTACACCAATTTCTGTTACTGGATTAACAGCAGGTACTCCATATACATTTACAGTTAACTTAAGTACTAGAACATCTACCAATACAATAATTGATGTATCTAATAATAGTGCATTAAGTAATTCTGTTACACCTACAGCCCCTGGTACATTCTTCCCACCTTACTTCCCTTACTTCCCATTTTTCCCACCATTCTTCCCGTTCTTCCCACCGTTCTTCCCATTCTTCCCACCATTCTTCCCTTACTTCCCAGCATTTAAGGGTCCATTCTTCCCACCGTTCTTCCCATTCTTCCCACCATTCTTCCCTTACTTCCCATTATTTAAGTTTGCTGCACCAATTGAACCATACGTTCCAACAGATGAACAAGTATAAAAAGGAGAAAAAAAATGACTATAGATAATCCAACATATCATATATTAAAATCAGCAATTGATAAAGATTATATAAAAATAATTATGGATAATGTTGAAAAATATAATGTTATTGAACCACACGTTTTTACAAATTATGAAGGTATTGTTTTAGATTATGACAAAATAGATCCAGAAAATAAAATTAAAGATATTATTAAATATGCAAAAAATTATTTTGAAGAAAACTATTCAATACCAGGAAGAGAAATTGTTCTTAGTAGATCATATGGAACAATTATGAATGTAGGAGCAGGGTTAACGCCTCATTTAGATAAATATAATTCTGGGCATATTCACGATTTTAGTTATGGAGATGCTTTAGTATGTAATATTTATTTATCAGATTTTGAGGGAGGCGAGTTAGTATTCCCAGAATTAAATGAAACAATAAAACCAGAAATAGGAGATGTAATTCTTTTCCCTGGTTTTCTTTTAATGCATGGAGTAAATAATGTTTTAAAGGGTAAAAGAGTTAACTTTATTAATCATTTTGCACTTTTATCTGAAGAAGATACTAAAAATGGTGTATTAAAAAATAAATGAAAATTCAAAAAATGTTTAAATTATTAATATGCTATAATAATAAACATGAACAATGTTTTTTTAAATGGAGTAAATAATGTCAATAGTTATTAGACAATACCCATCAGATATTGATCCAGAATTTATTAAAATTTTTAAAGAACGCTGGAAAGATCATGATGGTGAACAATTACTACAATCAAATATGTGGTATGAAAGATATTATATTTTATGGCAATATGCAAAAGGTTTGTCTTCTTTGGATGGAGATTTTGTAGAATGTGGAACATATAGTGGTAGCGATGCTAAATTTTTAGCAACAGAATGCAAAACTACATTACACCTAATTGATTCTTTTGAAGGATTATCTGAAGTTGGAGAATATGATAATCCATGGTATGAAGAGAATAAATTTATAGCAAATTTAGAAGAACTTAAAGAAACTTTAAAAAGTCATAAAAATGTAAAATATTATAAAGGTTGGGTTCCAGATGTTTTGTCAAATATTGATACCAATATTTCTTTACTTGCTTTAGATCTAGATCTTTATGAACCAACAAAAAATTGTCTTGAATATTTTTGGGACAAAGTTGTTGATGGTGGAGTAGTTATATGCGATTTTCATGATGACTATGCTTGGGGAGCAGAAAAAGCAACAAGAGATTTTTTTCAAGATATTAGAGATATTGAAGTTTTAGCAACTGGTAAAGCAATAATTATAAAATAATGATAATTGATGATACAACTAGTAATTTATGCTTTGATGATATTTTACTTGTTCCAAAACATTCAAATGTAACAAGTAGATCAAATGTAAACATTTCTTCAAATATTGGCAATTTAAAAAATCCTGATGCATTTATAAAATTAGACAAACCATTTATTATTGCACCAATGGAATTTATTAATAGCAATAAAATGATAAAAGCAATAACAGATAGTGGTGGTATTGGTTTTATTCATAGATTTCAACATGATGAAAAAAGAATATCACAACTAAAAGATGTAATGGAATTATGTAAAAATAATCATTTAATAGGATTTTCAATTCATAATGTAGATATTGATAATAAAAAAATTATTAAAGATGCATTAAATTTAGGAGTTAAGATATTATTGATAGATACAGCATTTGGACATACACAAATATCAATTGATTATGTTAAAAAATTAAGATCTATTGTTCCAAATAATATACATATTATGTCTGGTAATGTATCTTCATATGAAGCATATAAAAATCTTATGGATGCTGGTTGTGATTCTGTAAGAGTTGGAATTGGCGGGGGAGCAGCATGTATAACTAGAGTTGTAACTGGATTTGGAGTACCAGTTTTAGCATCTATCATGGATATATATAAAAATGTAGAAGATGATTTTATAAATGGAATTATTTCTGATGGCGGGATTAATAATAACGGAGACATAGTAAAAGCATTAGGTGCAGGAGCAAGTGCTGTAATGATGGGAAGTTTTTTTGCTGGACATGAAGAATGTGATGGAGAAAAAGATGGAAAGTTTTTATTTCGTGGTTTAGCATCTAAAAGTATTCAAACACAAGGCCCTAATCAAGATCTTATAAAAACAAAAAATATTCATATTGAAGGAACTGATTCTTATTTAGACAACAAAGGAAAAGTTTTAGATACTATAAATCAAATGACAAATAACGTAAAAAGTGGATTTTCTTATTGTGGTTCAGAAAATTTAAAGTCTTTTCAAAATGATTGCAAATTTATAAAAATATCTCATCAATCATTAAAAGAATCTCAAAGTAGAATTTAATTATTGTTTATTTTTAATATATTCCAAAATGCAGTAGAAGTAAATCTGTTTCCACTTATTATCTTTTTTACACCATGTAAATAATTTTTATCACCAGGAAAAAAAATTGCATCGCCAGCATTTGGTTTAACTTCTATGTTTTGTATGGGAAAATATATTTCTCCCCCTTGATAATCATCGTTTAAATAAATTAAAGATGCAATATCATTACCTGCCACAAGAACTCTTTTCCCATCGTTAGACTCTTTATCAGCATGTTCTGGCTGATAATTACCAGGTCTCCAAATTACAAGATTAGGAACATTGCTACATAATTCAACTTTAAAAAAGTTTTCAATTATTTTTTTATGCTCATCTTGATATTTTTTTAATATTGTTTCAAATTCTGGAAAATTTTCTTTTAAATATTTATTTTCAGAAATACGATTTGTCCAAACTGGATCATTTTTTAATTCTTTAAAAATATTTATTTGTGGCAAAGTATTTTTAATTTTTTTTAAATCTTTTTGATTAATAAAATTTTTTATAATGACTATATTATCTTTTGATTTGCCATAATAGCCAGAAGGAACTCCATCAACTCTAACAGTTTTATTATTCATTATAACATTATAGCATTATAGTGGTTTGACACTAATGGTTGTTTGGTGTATAATTAAATATACTTTAGAAAGAGGAATTATGTGGGATCAAATAGAACAACTTGGATCTGGAATACTTGTTTATAGAAATACAGTAAAAAAAGATCTTGATATTATTAATAGATTAGAAAAAGTTTTATCTCCAGTTGAAAGCCAAGAAAATTATAGATGGATGCCAGCATATGTTGGATATAAACAATTAATTCCAGAATATAGAAATTGTAATGACTTTAAATTTAAAAAAACTGATCTTGATAATGACAATAGTGAAAAAGGTAATGCATTAAAACAAATATGGCAAGACTGTTATGATCCTCAAAAATTAGCAGTAGATGACTATTGTCAAAAATTTAACATTATGGAATTAAGATATTGGGAAGCATTTAATTTTGTTCGTTATTATGAAGGACAGCATTTTATGGAACATCATGATCATGGATATTCTTATAATTGTACTGTTTCTTTAGTAACATATTTAAATGATGATTATGAGGGCGGAGGATTATATTTTAGATTACAAGGAATAACTTATGAGCCAAAAGCAGGAGATACTGTTATTTTCCCTTCTAACTATATGTATCCTCATCAAGCATTGCCAGTAATCTCAGGAATAAAATATTCTTTGGTAACAATGCTTGACTATAGTGATAAATATCATAAACCAGAATTTTATCAAGAAACTAATTCATAGTGAACCTTGTATCTTTTGTATCAAATAGAGGTTGGTTAACAAAAGAAAGCAATTCTGTTCCTGTTCCAATTATAAAAACAATTCCAGATTGGTATAGAAAAGCAGATCGTTTTGCCAAAGCCCCAAATGGAGAATATTGGAAAGATGTTGATGGTGGAAAAACTCCAACTTGGAAAGCATGTCCTGCAATTTTTGATATTATGGGAACTGGATATGCTTTAAAAACTCCATGTGATTTAAAATTTTTTATTAATGAAGGTGGAATTATAGACTGTGAAGTTTTAGATAAACAATATAATGACTTTATTCAAAAAAGACAGCCAATGCCACAATTTGTTACTCCCTATGGATATCATGAAGCACATTTTGCCTTTTGGGTTGATTGGAACATTAAATTGCCAGAAGGATATAGTGCAATATATATACACCCAGCAAATAGATATGAATTACCTTTTAGGACCACAGATGGTATAATTGATAATGACAGTGTAAATGTTTCTGGCACATATCCATTTTTTGTTCAAAATAATTTTGAAGGAATAATACCAGCAGGAACTCCATTTTCTCAAATTATTCCTTTTAAAAGAGAAGATTGGACTTCAGATATTATTATTGAAGATCCAAATAAGATATATGACATAAACTTAAAAAATGCTCAAAAATTTCGTGTTCCAGATGGCGGAATTTATAAAAATAAAGTATGGAAACCAAGGAGATATGAATGATAAATAATTGGACAGACCTTCCAAGATTAGAAAGAACATCTAATCGTTTAGAAGATATGAACATTGGCAATGGCATAATTGCCATTAACGCTGGTTATGGAATAATGATATATAGAAATGCAATTAAAAAAAATGAATGCATTAATATAATTGATAAACTAGAAAATGAAATTTCTTTAAATATTCCTGGAATTCAATGGCGTGGCGCACAAGTAAATGATACTCAAGATGTTGACTATGTAAGAAATTGTGTTGATCTTAAATTTAAAAAAGAAAATTTAGGAAACTCGCATCTACCATTTAATCAAACTTTATATGATATTCATGATAGCGTAGAAAACAGTTTAGATGAATGTCTAAGACATTATGAAAGTCTTTGGCATTTAAAGATGCATTATAAAGAAGCATTTAATTTTGTTAAATATAATCCAGGAAAATACTTTAAAGTTCATGCAGACCATGGACCTTATTATTCTTGTACAGTTTCTGCTGTTGTTTATTTAAATGATAATTATGATGGTGGAGAATTAAATTTTGTAAGACAAGATTTAATTATAAAGCCAGAGGCTGGAGATATTATTTTATGTCCATCTAATTTTGTCTATGAACATGCTTCACTTGAAATTAAGTCTGGAACAAAATATTGTGTTGTAATTATGACAGACTATAATGATTTACATCATAAGGATCATTAAATGCCTGCCATTAATGCATATAAAATTGTAGGACATAGAGTAAAAATTGAACAAACCTTAATTCAAAGAGATTGGATGGATGCAACTGTTGAGCGTCATGCTTATAAATGTTTTCCAGTTAGTCTTGCAAATACTATTGGTTGGTCTATATCTTTTTTAGATGATATAGAATTTGTTTGGGATGGAGTATTAGATACAACTCCAAATCATGTAAAGGTTATTCGTTCTGGGCCAGGAGTTTGTAATACAGATAGAGGAAATGCCACCATTAGTTTTAATTCAGAAATTATGTTTAAAACTGATGAAGATATGTCAATGATATCTATTGCTCCCCCAAACTATTTTATTGACGGTGCAGTTCCTTTTACTTCAATTATTTCAACATCATTTTTTCCTCATGGATATCCAATAGCATGGAGAGTTACCAGACCAAACCATAATATTATAATTCCAGCAGGAACACCTGTTGCAACCCTCATTCCCATATCTTTGGGTGGTTTATCAGAAATAGAACTTAATGTGTATGATATGCATCATGATTCAAATGATGGAATTAGAGATAAAGAAAAACTTGAAGTTTTGAAAAAAATGTCAGAAGAAGGAAAACCATTTTCAAATTTTTATAGAGATGCCATTGATCATAAAGGAAATAAAGTTGGAAGTCATGAATTAAAATCTTTAAAATTAAAAATAAATGATTTTACTAAAAAAATAGAAGATGGTATAATTTAAATATGGAACAAAATAATGAATCATATATAGTAGTAAATAGAACACCATCCATAACCCCATCTGGATGGTTTGGAAATAGTAAGGATATGATTGTTGAATTAGAAAATTTTATGACTCAAGAAGAAATAGAGTTTTTAGAAAAGGCTGCAAAATCTTTAACAATTTGGGATGTAACTCAAAGCCATGTAAATGAAAATGGAACGGTTGTATATGATTCAAATTACTGGAAAGACAGAGTTGCAACTAGTCCAACTTTAGATAAAAATGATCCAACAATTGCTCCAATAATTGCAGGACTGTTTCAAAGGCTAAAGCCAATCGTTGAAGAGTTCTATAAGGTAAAGGTTATCCCTACTGGTACAACTATCGTTAGATGGCTTCCAGGGCAGTTTCAGAAGCCTCATGCAGACAAGGAACTGCACGAAGGGCCAGATGCTGGACTACCTAATGATTTTCCAAACTATGATCTTTCAAGTCTTTTTTACCTAAATGAAGATTATGAAGGCGGAGAGTTATACTTTCCAAACCAAGGAGTTCAGTTTAAGCCTAAAAAAGGTGCTGCTTACTTTTTCCCAGGGGATATGAACTATATTCATGGAGTAACCGAAATTAAAAGTGGTATTAGATATACTTGCCCATTTTTTTGGGAAATTACAGAACATACAGGAGATAGAAAGCCATGAATTTAAATAATAAACACAGACTAACAGAAGATATAGTTCTTTATAAAAATTTTTTAACACTAGATGAATCTGCAAAAATTATTAAAGTTTTAGATAAACAAGCAGAAAATAAAAAAATTAA